CGGCCCTCGCAAGAGGAAACCGAAGGCTGAAAGCGGTGAGCTAGTTATCTTCACCAGATAATAACTCATGAAACTCCGTAACATTGTTCCTGTTTCCAAGATTGTTACTGGAGCCCACTTTCAGTGGCAGACCACTGTAAAAGGTGGTCGAGCCTTGGGTGCAGCCCTCGCAAGAGTGCTGCATCTGAGGGTTGGTGGAATGACTCGTCGGTGGTGTACTGCAACTTTCCAGTATGCGAAGTTCGTCGTACGCTTGCAACGCGTTTCCGGGTGGGCCTACGTGGTCATCTATTTAAAGGCGTGTACGGTGCTCCTTCAACAGAGCGCCGGAGGCCAGCGAATTGACAACACCCGTGAACTAGGTTGCGCGGTTTCTCGGACTGCTGGTGGTATTCCTCGTATTATTCCGAAGACTATGCGGTCGGCGGTAAGGTCCAAGGACATCTGGACTGTGAGAATATGGTTATCTCTTTTCGGGCTATATCGAGTCATCGATGTACCTGGGAAGTTGAAACTCCATACCATCACCAAACCGGCCACAGTTGATCCTAGGTTTCTACGGGAATGGTACCTGTTCTTAAATGATATCTTCGGTGTTTTACTGGAAATGGTAAACCCGGGGATCGCCAGGTTATGGTATAAGTGTCGTCGAAGCGACCGAAAGGTTGAATCGCCAATTTACCAGGGTGAGGGTCTACGGGCCTTCTCCTCGTTATTGGCCGCGCACTGGTCACCTAAGACCTGGGAGCGGTACCCTTGGGACTTAGTCCCCCAGTACATGGCGATTCCGACATCGGGACCAAACTCAGGAAAGGGCGCATTGGACGGACCCGGTCCTAACTCCAATACGTCCTCGGGGTCAGTGCTCACTTCTGCCATGGTTTGGCAAGAGAGGTTCCGAGGCAGCCTGTACCCGCTCTTACAAGAGTGGCTTCAACTGTCCGGAGACCGGCTCATCAGCCGGTTACTGACCTACGCGAAGAAATCCGTTGATTTCCTTCAGCATGCGGACTTATGGGATCATGAGTTCGATATCCCGTGCTGGAGGCCTGAGCAAAAGGATGGGTCCTCAGCTCAGTACCCCCGGAACCTTCCGGGGTTCGGAGGAACCTTCGACCTGGGGAAACTAGGCTTCAAGGTCGAGCCAGCGGGGAAGATCCGAGTCTTCGCGATGGTGGATGCCATAACGCAGATGATCATGGCACCGGTCCACAAGCTGCTCTTTCATATACTAGGTAAAATCCCTACCGATGGCACGTTCGACCAATTAGCGCCTGCAAAGGCTCTGATTGTAGACGGTAAGACCAGGTTCTGGTCATATGATCTCAGTGCGGCGACGGATCGGTTCCCAGTGGAGCTGCAGCGTGGCGTTATGGCCTTATTACTGGGGCCAAAGATGGCGGACCTATGGGTCCGATTGCTGGTCGATCGGGACTATAGGGTTCCAAGGTGGATAGCTCCGAAGGTTCCTGTACCCACGGGGACCCCGAAGTTTGTTCGCTACGGGGCTGGTCAGCCTATGGGAGCGCTAACCTCATGGGCGGCCTTCTCGCTAACCCACCATCTCCTAGTGCAGTACGCGGCTTACGCCGTATACCGGAAGGTTACGTGGTTTTCCGACTATGCATTACTTGGAGACGACATTGTCTTAGCGGACAAAGAAGTAGCCGAGGCTTACCTCGTTTTACTCTCGCAAATCGGAGTAGAATATGGACTCGCGAAATCGTTGATTTCGTCAACCGGAGGATTCGAGTTCGCTAAGCGAACTTTCGTCGCCGGAAGAGATGCATCTCCGATCTCGCTCCTTGCCC